CTCAAAGAGCGCAGAAAAAAGAGAAAGGCTGAAAACAAGTGGGTATTAGGTGAAAAATTTTCTAAGGCAGGTAGAAAAAGGTCTACTGCTAGAAAATCAGGTAAACAACTTAAAAAAGCTGGTATTACAGTTAATCCGGCAACTCTTAGAGAATCTGGCAAGGTTCGTAAAGGTGTTAAAGGAGTTGAACTCACTGGTAAGAAAGCTCCTGGTAAAGTATATCCAAAGTATGAAAAGAAGTCAAAAGCAGCAGGTTCTTTTAAAGCAGCTTTTAAAAAGGGTTGTGGAAGTTCTGAATCAGGTTCTTTTAATTGGGACGGTCGTTCATATAGTTGTAAAAGAGCTCAGCCTACTAAGAAACAAAAATTGGCAAGAATTTCAAAAGCTGCAAAGAAGATGCCGACAGGCCCTTCCTAAGTGATTTTAGTATAATTAATGCCGAAATTCGGTAAGCGTTCACGGTCTCGGCTTGTAGGCGTAGATGCTAAACTTGTTAATATTCTTAATGAGTTAGTAAAGATTATGGATGTTACTATAATCGAGGGTGTAAGAACAAAAGAGAGGCAAGAAGAGTTGCTCTCTAAAGGTGCAACCAAGACAAGGTTCTCTAAACATATCGATGGTAAGGCAGTTGATTTAGCTCCTTATCCTATTGATTGGGAAGATAGAGAAAGATTCCATTATATGGGTGGTATGCTTCGTGGTATTGCACAACAGTTAGGAGTTAAAGCAAGATGGGGTGGAGACTGGGACAGTGATGGTGAAATTAAAGATAATAATTTTGATGATTTAGTTCATATAGAGATAAGAGAATAATGGCAAGATTAACAAATAACAAAAGAGCTCAAATTAACAAACAGCTTTGGGAAAGAGCTAATAATAGTCATAGGCAAAGATGGCAAACTCTCAGTCAGAAAGGATATGATTTTTATTTAAATGAGCAACTGTCAAAGTCAGAAACTGATGCATTAGAAGAATCAGGGATGCCCACATTTACAATTAATAGGGTAACTCCAATTGTTGAAATTATGAAGTATTTCGTAACTGCTAATAGTCCAAGATGGAAAGCAGTTGGAGCTACTGGTGATGATGTGGATACTGCACAGGTTCATTCTGAAATTGCTGATTATTGTTGGTATTTATCTAATGGAAAATCTATTTATAGTCAGGTTGTACTTGATTCTTTGACTAAGGGTATGGGTTATTTTCTTATAGACATTGATTCAGATGCTGATCGAGGTATGGGTGAGGTTATGTTTAATAGAGTTGAGCCATATGATGTATATGTTGATCCAGCTAGTAGGGACTTCTTATTTAGAGATGCTACATTTATAATAGTTAGAAAGAATTTATCAAGGTCAAGTCTTATTAATATGTTACCTGATTACAAGTCGAAGATCAAACGGGTATCGAAAAGCACAGAGGCTGTATCCTATTCCGAAAGAGATGTTCATTATCCTCAAAGTATTCAACCAGAAGATATTACAATGGGAGTAAATCTTGATGCTGAAGACGATGATATTATACCATATTATGAAACATATGCCAAAAAGAAGTTTGCATATCGTAATGTATTTATTAGAGTAGTCCCATCACCTGCTGAGATGGAGGTAATAAAGGAGCAGGTTGATGAAAGACTGGAGATGTATAAGAAGGAGATCGAAGTTGGATTAATGGAGAAGGAAGTTGAGTTGAGTCAAGCTGTTGAGGCTGGCGAATTAATACCTGAAAGAGCAATACTTGAGTTAGAAAAAGCAAGGAAGATGGCAGCTCAAGGGTTGGAAGAACAGCGTATGATACTTACTTCAGAACTTCAGGAAGCCGCTGAATCAATAAAACAAACAATTATGACTGAAGAAGATTTTCAAATTATACAGGAGAGTGAAGAAGCTAAGAAGAATATAGTTGATGCAGTAAAATTCTATGAGAATCGTATTATATTAACATGTACTGTTGGTGATGATGTATTTTTATATGAGTATACAATGCCAATTAATGAATATCCTGTAATCCCAATTCCTTATATGTATAGTGGGACTCCTTATCCTATGTCGGCTGTTACTCCTTTAGTTGGTAAACAACAGGAAATTAATAAATCTCACCAAATTATGCTTCATAATGCCAACTTAGCTTCTAATTTAAGGTGGATGTATGAAGAAGGTTCAGTGCCAGAAGATGAATGGGAACAGTATTCTTCATCTCCGGGGGCTTTATTAAAGTATAGACAGGGATTCACTCCTCCGACTCCTGTATTACCAGCTCCTATTAACAGTGCTTTTTATACTATAACTCAAGAGGGTAAGGCTGACGCTGAATATATAAGTGGTGTTCCGTCTTCAATGATGGGGTTTACGCAAGATCAACCTGAAACTTATCGTGGATTATTGGCGAATGATGAATTTGGAACTCGTAGATTAAAAGCATGGATGGGGAGTATAGTAGAACCTTGTTTAGAACATTTAGGTAGAGTGTTTCAACAGATGGCGCAGTTTCATTATTCAGTAGAGAAAGTATTTAGAATAGTACAACCAGAAGCAGGCCAATCTCCCCAAGAACAAGAAAAGGAAGTAAGGATTAATATACCAGTATATAATGATTATGGTGATGCGATTGGAAAGTTTAAGGATTATGCATCAGCAAGGTTTGATGTAAGAATTATAGCAGGAGCAACGATGCCAGTTAATAGGTGGGCATTACTTGAGGAATATTTTAGATGGTTCCAGGCTGGATTGATTGATGATATCGCAATGATAGCAGAAACTGATATTAGAAATAAGAAGAGCGTTATTGAAAGAAAGTCAATGTATTCACAGTTACAGGGACAAGTACAGCAGATGGAAGAGTCTATTAAGGATAAAGAAGGAACCATTGAAACATTAGAGCGTCAACTTGTACAGTCTGGTATAAAGATGAAGGTAGGGCAGGCTTCAAATGAGATTAGAAAAGATGTGATCAACACTGCTGGTGAGCAAAAATTATTGAGGGGAATGCTTAGGAGTGAATTTGAAAAATTAAAGGCTGAAATGAAAGCAGAATTTGAAGTAGCGGAAGCCGAAGGGAAGGAAAAAATTGAAAAGGGCAAAGAATAAATGGCTAATTGGAAAAAGAAAAGTTATTCCAGTATGGCGAGAGATGGTAGGAAAAATGGTAGGTGGAAAGATGGAAGCAGTCAAACTCATTATAGGAATAAATCTAATGCCCCTAAAGGAAAAATTGTTCATCATATAGATGGCAATAAATCAAATAATAGTAAATCTAACATTAGACTCGTAAGTAAGTCTGAACACAACAAAGAACATCCTGAAAAGGGTGGCAGAAGGAAGTGTAAGAGTGGCTTTACTTGGAGTAAAAAAGCAAAAACATGTGTAAAATTATAGTTTTACTTTTAGCTGTTTTTGTTTTAACTTAGTTAGAGTGAATAAAAAAGGAAATAACTATGAGTAATGAACAACAAGTAGGCAACGCCGATCAGGCCCCTGAAAGTACGACAGCTCAAGATACCGTTATGGGCGCTGTTTCAGACGATTTTTTCGCTGAATTAGATAACAGTGTCAATAGTGGTATAATAGACGAACCTTTACCGTCAACCTCGAACATAAACAGTGATAATACACTATCGAGCCCAAGTGAAGTTCAAACAGGCGAACAACAAGAAAATGTTGAGAGCCTTCAAAAAAGGTATAGCGATTCAAGTAGGGAGGCACGGCGACTTAATTCTCAAGTACAAGAGATGGAGCCGTATTTACCAATTCTTGAAGCTATGCGTGACGACCCCAATTTAATTCAACATGTAAGGAATTATTTTGAGGGCGGAGGTCAGACGCCTCAAAATATGGCAGAAAAACTCAAACTTCCTGAGGATTTTATGTTTGATGCCGATGATGCGTTCTCGACACCCGATTCAGATTCAGCAAAAGTGCTAGGGGCTACGATTGATGGTATTGTCCAACGTAGGTTGAACACAGCTTTACAAGGACAACGATCAGAAAATCAGAAGTTGGCAAAAGAAACTTCATTTCGTCAGAAACATGAGTTATCTGACGGAGAATGGGAAACTTTCGTTGAATTCGCAAAGTCCAAATCACTTGAATTGGATGATATATATTATCTAATGAATCGTAGAAATCGGGACGAGAAAATTGCCGATAATACCAGGTATGAAATGCATAATAAAATGCGTGAAGTGCAAGGTAAACCCGGTTCTTTAGCAACAAAGGGTGGAACACAAGTCGAGGAATCTCCAGACGACCGAGTATTTGAAGCTATATTAGGGTCTGACAGTGAACTAGAAAAGGCTTTTAGTATTTAGAATCTTTAAATAGAGAATACTTTAAGCCATAACGATTAAATAAAAGGTAATAATATGGCTGATGTATTTGGTGCAAGTACATATTCAGACGTGGCAACATGGTCTGACGGTACTTCAAAAGACACAGGCGACCTTAGACGAAAATACAATTTCGGTGATAGAGTATCTGAGTTATCAATAGCTCAAGACCCTTTCTTCCGTTTTGTATCTAAAGTTGCAAAAAAGCCTACCGACGACCCCGAGTTTAAATTCACAGAACGTAGACCGTCTTATCATAAGCGTTATGCATATGTAATTGGATACGATAGTGGTTCTAATGTTTTTACTGAAGCCGAGTTGAAAACAACTGGTAATGCTTCTTTATCAACATCTACAGGACAACAAGTTAAACTTCTAATGGCTACTGACTATAAGTCAAGTGGTAATATTGGAAGTGTAAATAACAACACTAGCAATGATGTTCTAGTTGGACAATCTGGCACTCAGCCTGGATTCTTTATGCAAGACCAGGTACTTAAAGTTAATTTAAGTAATTCTGATGCTGGTGGAATGACAACTGGGGCTGCAGTTACATCTAATGACGTAGATGATTATATTCTTGTCCGCATTGATACTGTTCACAGTAATGAGAGCGGTTCTGCAACTTTCCACGATTTATCGGATGGAGCTGCAGAAGATGGTGGAGCAAGAACGGCATATTGGACTCCTATTACAGGAACAATTGTTAAAGCTACAAGCGCAGCTAGTATTAAGTATTTGGCTAGTTATTGTGGGGACGACCCACTTGGAACTATCTCAAGTGCTAATATAGCTAATGTGCTTGAAAAAGCTAGGTCATACGTTGTGGGTTCTGCTCACGGTCAAGGTACAGGCTATCCTGAAACATGGAAAGACCAGCCTTTCTCAACCGGGTTTGGATTAACTCAGATTTGGAAAACAGCACTTGCGATGGATAATACTACTCGCGCAACCGTGCTTAAGTACGAACCTAATGAGTTTGCTCGAATTTGGCGTGAAAAGCTGATTGAACAC